CGTTGTAATCGGTATTAAATGCGCCTCCGTTGGCGAGAGCAAAGTCAAAGTAGTTCTCACCCAAGATTTGACTTAATTCATCCGTTATGAAATTCACGATACGTGTCCGTGTCCATGTCACTCTCCCCCTGTTGTAAATACGGAACTTGTATCTCCAGTGAAATGAAATGACTTTACTCCCTTCGTTTACATTACACCATCCGCACCGAAAGGAATTCTCTTTGATGTCACGTGGGTATTCATTCATATACTTATTGATAATATCGAGGCATACCTGTTCATTTATTTTATCACGAGGAGTGTGTAACGGTACACACAGTTGAAAGGAGTCGCTGATGTTCATGCGCGATACATTGACCAGACTACCGTCAAGAAGTGTGGTATTATCTACGTATAAAGTGTCACTTCCTTCTAATACGCTGTACAAAATTTTAATATTTTTCAACACGTAATAATCGCCTTTGATACGTACAGTCTCCCCTATGTTGATAGGACGGTCTTTGAGCATAACTGACAAGAACTGTAAGTTTGGAAGAACACGCTGCAGAATGAAGGAGAGTCCTAATACATATGTTTTAAAAAGGTCCACTCCTTCACCAAATGCGTTATTATATCCCCAAATCCGACTCGTTGCGATAAAACACGCGGGGTACAACATTAATTTGGCGTAATAGCAGAGGTATCGCGTAATTTTCAGATCGGTCTTGATAGACACCGCGATGTCTTTGCGCAGGAAATACAAGTCATAAATCAGACTTTCGACGCTGTCATAACACATGTTAAGATATGTACCTTTCTGCGTAAGCAACTGCCACATCTTTTCTGTTTTATCGTCTTGGTGATGCGTGCGTACAACTTTCTCAAAAATAGACTTGTCGAACTCCAATTCTTCTTTCGAACCCGAGTCGATATCATCATCCTCTCCATTTTCTATGGTGACTACCGCAGTGTCTGATAGGATTTCTCTCTCTTCGAGGAGTGCATCTTTGGCGTTTTGCATGCGATGCAAGATAGAAAGCGTATTTTGCTTGATATACTCATCAAATGCATCGTCATCATCGGTCATTTTGATCCATTTATAAACAAAGTCTTTGATGTTGAACGTTTTATTTAACGTGAATTTAAAGTCTAGACGTTTTTTGTTTGCATCCACCGACACGGTATTGTTCAAGTCGTCTTTAAAAAAGAATAAAGTGTTTTCGATGTCCATGACTTGCATGAGCGTGTCGTATCTGTAAGCGAAGAAACAGTACAAGAAAATGCCCATGATACAACTCTCTATGAACACGAATACCGACATAAAGATGGCAAAAGTGTTGTATAAGTTGACCACCACATCATACTCGTCCGGTAAAAAAGTACATAAAAGATCGTTTTGTCGACAGAAAAAGCTGTGATAAATAAGGTGCTGATAGACGTAAATGGTGGAAACGTAAGAAGCAACAAATAAGAATGCAAACAAGTTTTGATTTAGCACAATCAAAACGTTAAAGTGTCGGTCCACGTTCGAAATAACAAAGTTGATCAAATGGTAGAGGACTTGCGCTTGACCGATGGACATGCCCACAAGAAGTAGAATAGCATAAGCATCTTGGTATTTTTCCTCGGCGCAGCAAAGAGTACCACTTGATTTATAAAGAGGCCAATCGGCATGGCTTTCACAAAAATCTGTATTACATACGACATGCATGGATTCACGTTGTCTTGCTTCCATAACTGCACCAAATATGGAAAGAAATGCCCAAGAGACAAAACAAGCGGTGTTTGAAAAAATGGTGTACACCGTCATCTTTTTACCAAGTTGAGATTATTTAGATTGCACAAGATCAAAACATAATAAAGATACACGTTATGTTGTCCATGGAACCAAGTTTTAGAGCTTGTTCTATGAGATAATATCCTATGACATTGACAAGCTCCGTGGGTTTGACGTGGGCCGATGCATCACGCTTTTGTGTGATTATGTTATGTACCGTTTTTTCGTCCAAGACATCCCAAAGTCCATCAGATGCCAAAAGAATGTAATCCAATTGTTTGTTTATCTTGAAATATTTGACATATGGATCTGAAATTACATATTTTTTCAAATGATGATCTCCGATAGACCTCGCGACATTAAGCGCAGAATTAATACGAGGGCAGTCCTTATTCGTGATAGTTGCACCTGCATCTCGCAACCTTTTATCTTCCATTTCGACCTTATGATTCTGGGTCATCATCTTGGTGCGTCCGTTCTTGAAACCGATCATACCTTCGCTGTCTCCACAATTTGCACACCACAACTCTTGATCGTTCAGACTCACCAATGTGACGGCTGTGCTTCCACAGTGTATACCTCTTGTTCCTTGGCCAGCTATCTCGTCTAGATGTTTGTATGCTTTGCGCAAGCTATTGTCAATTTCGGCACTGGCATTCAATTCTTTTTGAAACACCGTTTTGAATCTTTCTTGACACATACGAGAGACATGATCTCCACCGTGGCCATCGAAAATGCCAAAACATTTATATTTCTTGTTAAACCGTTTAATTTCTTCGACGATAAAAGTATCTTCCATGTACGGTCGTTTTCCTTGGGCAAGAGATATAGAAAAGAGCATGGGTTTCATTTATCTGATAAAAAAAATACGGTCCGTTCCTTTGCTCATACTGTTCTGATCAAATTCACACTCTAGAAATGACGATAATTCTATTTTGTCCTCGGAAAATTGAACATTTACGATGTGCATGAAACATTTACTCGAAATATCAATATGATCAACACCGCTCAACTCAAATCATGGGTTGCTGATCCAGCAAAAAACCCTCTGACCGGAAATCCAATAAAAACATCCGGAAAAATAGCATCCATGTTTAGGCATAAATGGGAAGTCGCGTGTGAATTGGAAAACAACAGAGATATGACAACTGCTTTACCTACCGATATTATTGGTGAAATTTGTGATAGACAGTTGAAATTTGTGAAACTAGAGAGAATCCATCGAATGCTGGGGAATACTTTGCCGAAAACAATATGTTTTCAAAACACTCCATTTTTGAGTATGATCAATTCGGAATCTTTAGAATATTATGATATTCATGACAACAGTATACTGACAGTATTCAATGGTGGATTTATGATGACTTTCGAACATATGTCTCTGATTATGGAAACTTGTACATTTTTGAATGGAGTTACTTTCATAAGAGCTGTAATAAATTTGCTGAATATGCGAAGAAGCAGTATAGATGTCGATTATCAATACACTAGAAAATACGGAATATCGAAATCATTTTGGAAAACGATAAACCCAAAAGTCGAAATAGAAATAACGGTATTGTCTGACAAAAGTACCATCCTCAACACCAGATTATTTGTGGAAAATGAATCGATTATGGATAAATTCATACCTCGTGTCGATTTACTAAGAGACATGAAAGCAAATCCCATACATCCATTACTCAAAGCTTATCGTGACGGTCTGCGCTGTTTTTTCCATAATTTGGAACACTTTACAAACATTCCTATGTCGGTATCAAATGCAGGAACACACGGATTATTCAACATTCTAAAACAATTTCAAGAAACCAACAATGATTTCTTCGGGAACGATGTCGATGGTAGACTTGAAAGTCTGTACGTACTCCAAGATGTCCTATCTACTGTGCAAAAAGACATTTCGAACAAAAAATTCAATCAATGGAAAATAGAATTGTTTCCATACTCCATCATAAAAGACCTTTTGGTATTCGAACAAATTGGTCCGAGTGACTCTTCGAGACATGATGTGTTTCCTTTGGCTACTGATGCCAATAGTGAAAAAAGGAATCGGAAAGAAATATTACATTGTCTGAACGCATCTGCCAATCAATTATATCATATTCATAGCACAAAGGGATAGTTTACTTTTCTTTAGGTAATGCACATACAAATCAACGACGGGAGGATAAGTCATAAGATTCCATTAGCTACATGAACTCCTCTGACACGCTCATTCTCAGTTTGTCCAGATTCGCTCCTTGATTGTCATCGATTTTACGTTTTTGCGCCAATATGTGGTTCAGTTCTTTGACAAGTGTACCCATACGCGCTTTTATTTCTTCTAATCGTTTTTGCGTACTTTTGGAAAGACCCCGTTGTTTGATGAACAAATAAATGACGCATCCGATGAGGAGCAGGGTGAGAAAGAGATTGATGATGTTCAGCATAAAATCTATATTTATTTATGCGTGTAAAAATAATTTCATTACAGATCAATCATATTGTTATTATTTTTCTTGAGAAGATTGACTAAATCTTCCAATTTGAAAGCGGTGCACTTGTTACATTCTCCGTCTTTCATTTCAAAGAGAACGCGGATAAAAGATCGAGAATCTGATGACATGCTGTGAGAGACATGGTACATGAAGAAATCGTACACAAAATGAATGAAAATATCAAAAATTTCGGTGTTCATCTTGACTTCATCAAAAATGCGTTTCATATGACAGAGGTATTGATCGGGTTCGATGCAGGTACATTTATTCACGAGCAAAATGCTTATGCATTTGTTGTCATTATACAACTCTTTCTTAAGACGGAGGAATTGGGTAAGATTGTTATCTTGCGTGATGTTTCCGTAAATCTGCATGAGACGCGATGGGAGACTAAAAACAAAGTCGCCTATGAATTTAGCCACAAGGGTATTGACCAACTCTCTATGGGACTTCATGAAGTTTTTAAGAATATCGATATAAATCGATACAAACTGTATGTCCCCGGAACATTTGTGTATGAGTTCATGAATACACATGCAAATGCGGGCATGTTCGTCTCCGCAATAAGAGATGAGTTTTTCTTTTAACTTTTGCCCGTTTGCAGGCGATATCTTGTTTAGAATGGAAAGAATAAACCGTTGTTCTTCGCTACCGTGCCCCAACCTTCGTCTTTCTTTCACAGCGTGATTGAAAACGCCATTTTTTTGCTGGATGATCTTCTTTTCATCATTCCAGTGTGGTCGGGAGTAGTCTGAGTTGTACTTTTTGTTTCCGAGAGATGTCGTGGACGAAAATGAAGGTTTTTGGCGTGATTGTGAATATTTTGTCGTATGTGTAGCTTGAGGTCCGTGTGGCGTAGACGCAGCCTGAATATTATATAACTGATCTTGTTTTATAAACACATCCTTATAAGTATTCAAAAAGGTGTCGAGTTTTGTCTGGATCTTCGCATTGACGAATGCATCATCATCGTTATTTTGCATTTTTGTGTGGTAATCATGAAAGGTTTTAACATCGATAATAATGATGTCTACATCCATTTCTCCTCGGATCCTGATATAAACATCTATATCTTTCTTATATATTTTTGTGGATTTCTACAACACAACACATGAACAATAAAAAAGCATAAAGACTTGCAAATAATATAAACAAGATCGCACGTGATGATGGAATACGTTAACAACATCCAAAAAATGTACGAATCCATGAACATAAACACATCAATAATTGTGTGTCATTCAATCATAGAGCTCGTACATCTCGTCGACGCGCTCGAGAAAAAGAGTTTTCCGTGTGTATCACTATCGACAAGCACGGAACAAGAACTACAAGAATATCCCAATAAGATGATTGTATGCACCTGTCAAGAATTTATGAGTTTACCGTTTTGGCAAACCGTCCACCTTTTTTCCGTCGAATGCATATTTTTTATCGGCGTAAATTCTTTCAAGCAATGTTTGGACACATGGATAAAGCAAAAAGATGGATTTCAGCAGAAATCATCCCAACAATATATTTTTAGCTTGACATGATGATATTTTTGTTTTTTCTGTTTTCACAATATAATATACGCATGAATTTTGTGACGATCGCTCTGCTTGTTTGTATTTTTGTCCTTTTCCTCGCTTCCTTTGTCTTCACCACAAGGTACATGAATAAACGACAGAGACATATGCCTGAGAGAAAAATGGAGATGTATGAAAACGTCCCTCTCGTGGAAATCATTTATTTCTACAGTGAGTCTTGTCCATTTT